GCAAGCTTTGGGCGCGAGATTTCGCTGGCGAATTTCTCGATCAATTTCCTGATCAGTATCAGATCAGGGATTACGGTTTTGTGTGGAAACGCGATCCGGTTTGCCCATTGGACAATTTGAGTTGGTTTTTGCTAAGTAAATCTGGGAGTTGAGTTGATGGATACCAAGACGATCATTGGGTTGTCTAATATGACCCCAAGCGAGACGACGGCCCTTTTCGGCTTGCAAGAGGCGCAAGTTTTGGCACATCGCACGGCCACCGATGCAGGCTGGTATCGGGATCCCGGGACCGGATTGCCGGTTCAGCGCAATGTCGGCGAGGTGATCGCGCTGATGCACTCGGAGCTTTCCGAGGCGCTTGAGGGTTGGCGCAAGGATCTCATGGATGATCACTTGCCGCATCGCAAGATGATCGAGGTGGAGTTTGCGGATTGCATCATTCGCATCCTGGATACGGGCGCGGCCATGGGGCTCGATATCGCCGGTGCGCTCATCGAGAAAAATCGCTACAATCGTCAGCGCGCCGATCACAGGCTCGAGGCGCGCAAGCTGGCCGGCGGGAAGAAGATCTGATGTCATTTACTCGCTGCTCCCGCTGCCTGATTCCCACTACCCGTCCGTCGACCGAGTTTAAGGATGGGCTGTGCTCGGCTTGTATTTGCTACGATCGGCGCAAGCAGATTGATTGGGCTGAGCGCGAGCGACAATTCATCGAGCTGATTCGCTCGGCGCCAAAAAACGGCTCCGGCTACGACTGCATTGTGGCGAGCTCCGGCGGCAAGGACAGCCATGCCCAGGTGCTGAAAATTCTGGAGCTCGGCTTCAAGCCGCTGATCGTCACGGCGCAGACTTGCTCATTGACGCCGATTGGTCACATGAACATCGAGAATCTGCGCCGCTTCGCTCCGACCATTGTCTACGAATACGACATGGCGGTGCGACGCAAGCTCAATATTCTCGGCCAGGATCTGGTAGGCGACATCTCGTGGCCCGAGCACGTAGCAATTTTCTCGGCGCCGTTCCGGGTGGCCAGAAATCTCGGCATTTCTGTGGTGCTGTACGGCGAAAACCAGAACGCCGAATATGGCGGCCCGCTCGATGTTGCCGGTGAGCACCGCATGACGCGCCGCTGGATCGCCGAGCATGGCGGCCATCTCGGCTTGCGGCCATCGGATATGGTTGGCATGGGCAGCATCACCGAGAACGACATGAAGCCATATATGCTTCCCGACGATGAGGCGATGGAGAAAATCCAGGCGCTGTTCATGGGGGCGTTCTTTGCCTGGAACAGCCACGCCAATGCTGAGGTAGCACTGAAGAACGGCATGCAGGCGCAACTGCCGACGCGGGCGAACTGGTGGTTTTTCGAAAATTTGGACAATTTTTTGACGTCGGCCCATGATTATCTTGGATTTCTTAAATATTCATATGGTAGGCTCTGCTCCCAATTAAGTGTTGATATAAGATATGGATTAGTAAGTAGGGAAAGGGCTTTTTCGATTTTAAAAGAAAGAGATGGTTTGTTTCCAGTGGAGTATATGGGCAAGCCAATGGAAGATATACTAGGCGATCTAGGCGTTAGCTCTGATTGGTTTATAGTCTCATGCAATAGGTTTATGAATAAAGATTTGTTTATTGAGGATAGCGTTGAGTGGGGACGTCGCCTTACACTTAAGGAATTTGCTGAGACCAATATTAATGTGTGAGGACGGAAGAAAGTCGGAGCGCGTTCGTCGGCAGATCTCCGAGCGAATGAGGGGTAATAAATACGGTGCAATTAAAAAAGGAAGGGCCATCCCCGACGATGTTAAGCTTAAGGTTAGCGAAGGCCTTACGGCATAATTATTTTCCAGTTACTTCAGTAATTAAGCCGTGACGATCACCTATCAGTGACAAAATTCATAGGCCTTTCGGAAAGATGCACATATGCTTGATTTGGGTTGCACTCCGGCGGTGGCGGCAATACAACCTTAGGTAGTGCAATCATGTTTTTACCAACACGGTGCGGTACGATGCAGCCCCCTGAAGCAGCCTCTAAAATCGATTTGGGCTTCCTCATTGCGACCCTCGGTCCCATGTTACTTGCGGTAATTGGCGCGATTGTCTTATTAATATATCGTGCCAGTATTCATATCGAGACAACAAAGCTGGACTCTAGAGAAAAAAGAGTTCCCTAGTTAGAACACAAAAATGAGTATTAAAACAAGAATAATGTTAGAGCTTGTAGCTCTAGCGGCGATAGTTTATTGTTGTTTTGCTCTTTTTTATGGTAAAATACTTACAGATTATTTACCTGAAGGGCCAACATCGAATAATTCACTAATCGCTTGTAGTCAAAGCGCGTGCTCCGCAAAAGATCCGCCCGGCTACGTCTCGCAACCCATGCCAATTTACGCGGATGTCTCGGCAGCCGACCTTAGAAATAGGGTCAGTGAGATGCTGGTCGAAATCCAAAAGAGCGCCGTATATCAAAAATTCATTAATAAGAAAATGGGGATAGATATAGCCGATGGAAAAATAGTTTATATGTTTACCGGATGTATGTTTGCGTTTTCGACACTTTTATTGCTTATTGTAGGTATTTCTACGGCGTTACTATCAGAAATACTATTACACTATCTTGTAGTTTTTCTCGTTATCACGGTCGTAACCATGTTCGGACTTCTAGGAATATTCGAGGCGCGTGATCTGATCGCTATTTATAGCGCAATAGCAGGTTATATTCTTGGTCAGAGCAATAGGAGATCATCTTGCTCGATTAACGATGCTTCTAATTTTGCTGCCAAGCCCTAGAGGCTTATTCCAAATAGTGACCGTAAGGCAATTATCGGCTGCGGCTCGCCGTAGAATTGGGCACGAATGTATCCTGCGAGATGGCTGGATGAGGCAAGTCGCAATTCCGCTCTTGTCGGCCTCAGCGCCACATAGCGGACGGTTCCGCCCTGTTTGCGCTTGGCATATCCGAGTTCGGCCAGCCTCTTAAAGAGAGTCTGACCGATATTCTTCTCGCTGTGCAGCGCGCACCAAGACCCGAACGCTTCCAGCGTTTCTTTGGCGGTCACAGAATTGGCCGGCGGAGCGGCCGACCAGCATGATCGCGATCATCGGGGCAGACGTAGTCACTGGTTGCTTCTCTTTCCACAACCCGCATAACCGATCTAACGCTCAATGATGCGACTCGCGCTAAGAATTGAGGCTCCGATCCAGAAGGAGCCGACACCCATGAATAAAAAAACTCTTAAGAAGGCATGGATGGAGGGCAGAATTTCCCCGCGAAAGCCTGTATATACGCCAGAAGAAAAGAAAATCAGAGCTGCCATATCGAGGCGAAAACGATATCTTAAAAATAGAGAAGAGATACTTGAGAGTCAAAGGCTTTGGCGAGAGCGGAATCCTCAGAGAAAGAAGGAAATAAGCGCCACATATCTTAAGAAGAACAGAGAGAAAATAAATTCAAAGTCTCGCGAGAAAAATAAACTTCCAGAGCAGCGAGAATATATGAGGTCTTACGCCAGGAGACATAGGGCCAGCAATCCGGATAAATATGTCAGCTATACGGAAAACAGGCGTATCAGAAAATTAATGGCTGATGGATCTCATACAGACGCTGAGTGGCTTAAAAGACTGGCTGAATTTGATGGATGTTGTGCCTATTGTGGGAAAAAAGTTAAGCCCATGGCGAGGGATCACGATATTCCTCTAGCACGAGGAGGGTCCAATTATATTAACAACATTCTCCCGGCCTGTGGTCCCTGCAATTCCTCAAAGGGCACTTTAACCGCTGGCGAATTTCGCCGTCGATTGGCCGGTGAGGTTGTGTCGCTTGACCCCAGGTGGGCCAAGCAACTCGCTGAAGCTCAGGAAAACGGTAGAAAAACAAGAACATTGAAGCGATTGATGAGGGAGATGGCAGCAGAGTGAAACTCACCGATGTTCATTCAGGGCGTATTTCCAATCTCATTAGGCAGGCCCTGCGTGAGTATGCGATTGTTCGCATCAAAGAGTTTCACGACGGCGATGGCGACGATGATCCTGAGTACGAGCTCGATGATGGCGGCATCGATGCCGCCGCGAAGCAGATCATGGTTGGCTTGGGGAAAATCGAGGATGAGATGGTCGCAAAGAAGATGGAGGCATCGCATGGGTGAGCAGCGCTCTGTCGGCTCTGGCGCTGTGCCGCCAAAGTCGGCCGCATCCGACTGGATGGCCGGCAAGGTGAAGCCGGCCAGTGGGCCAACTCCGGAGCCGCAGAAGGGCGCCATTTCGGCGGAGGATGGTGGCACCGGCAATTCGATGCAGCTCGGAGGCGGCAAGAAGAAGTCGGTCCGCAGTGACGGATCGGATATGCCTGTGTCATGACGGATCTTGGCTGGGATTTCTTCCTTTATCGCGATGGTAAGAAAGTTGGATCGCCGAACAAATTTGAGATTGGCTATCCGAGCAAGGAAGCCGCGGAGCGCAGCATGAAAGAGTGGTTGCGCCGGTTTAGAGATCCAAGCAAACTGAATATGAGAGCGGAGCGCATTCTTCCGCGTTGTCAGCCATGAGACTGGCGACGCCGAGCAAATTGGGGCAGAAGGATTTCTACGTTAACCTCGCCACCTATGAAGGCAAGGTTGGCTTTGCCGAAGGAGCTCAGGCTGCACAGGATGGATTGCCGGCGACGGCCAACCCTTATGTTTACCCAGATGGCACGCCGCTGAAGTGCTTCGTCAAAGTTTACAACGAATGGCATCGCGGCTGGCGGTCGGTTGCCAAACCGGCGACGGAGACGTCGCGTGAGGAATGCTAAAAACTCGCATCATTCCGGTTGTTCTTTATCGCGGCATGCAAGCGATCAAGGGCCAGAAGTTTGGCTCCTGGCGGTCGATTGGCTCAGTTCGTCAGCAGGTTGAAATTTACGAGGCGCGCGGGGTTGACGAGCTGATGGTGCTGGAGGTCGACACGCCGCCAGAGCAGCTCGGACCCGACTTCGCCTTGGTCAAAGACCTCACGGCGCGGTGCTTCATGCCAGTGACCATAGGCGGGGGATTTCGGCAGCTTGCCGATTTTCAGCTCGGCCTCGCGAATGGCGCCGACAAGATCTGCGTGTGTTACGGGGCGCTGTGGGGCGACCGGCTCATCGAGCAGGCCGCAGAAAAGTGCGGCTCGCAAAGCGTTGTCGCATGCCTTGAGCATTTCGAGCATCGCCCGGTGTGCTGGTCCAGAGGGAAATGGCATCTGCTCGATGGGTCCATTGCCGATTGGGTCAAGCGATTCGCCGATCGCGGCGCCGGCGAGATCCTGCTCAACAGCATCAACCGTGATGGCATGCTCTGCGGCTACGACCTGGGGGCGATCAGTGAGGCGGCGCGGGCGGTATCGGTTCCGGTAGTGGCGCTTGGCGGCGCGGGTGAACCGCTGCATTTTAAGCAGGCGTTGGACGCTGGAGCTCATGCGTGCGCTGCCGGTGCGGTGTTTGCGTTCACGGAGCTGACGCCTCGAAAGGTGGTGGAGTATCTGTCTGCCGAGGGTGTGCCGGTGCGGTTGGACCGCTGATCACTCATCGATCAGCATTTGCCGTGGGTCTCCATGTGTGTCTGGGTAGAGGGCGGCGCCGGATAAATGGCACCTCTCGCGTTCACCCAGATAAGCGGCGAGCCGCCGTTCAAATTCAAAAGCTGACATGCCGGATGAAGCCGGATCGTGTGGTTGACCACATGCCTCGCCTATCCGTGTGCTTCCCGATCTTCGTACTGCGTTTCTCATGCGCGAAGCCTAACACGCCGAGCGCTCCACAGCAATAAGCAATGAAGCAATAGGAGCATATCATGGCTGTCGACAATCACAATTCGCAGATCAAGCATTCACTGTATGGACGGTTGGCCGGCCTCGATCATCGCAATCTGGCCGTCTTCGGCGGCGGCGATATCCGCTATGGCACTGAGACCCTTGGAACCACGGTCGCTTCAACCTTGGCGCCGGGTGGCACCTCGATTCTGGCAGCAACGGCCGCGGCAGTATTTGAGTTGATCCCGCCCAGTGCCACGATGATTGGTGTGCGCAAGCGGCTGATCAGCAACACAACCGGAGCAGTGGCTCAGCTCGCCAAGCTGACGGCTGGGAATTTCACCGCCAATGGTCTTACAACCCAGAACACACTAACGCTCTCGACCAGAGGTGTTGGCGTCGATCTTGAATACATATCGACAGCACTTGTTATGTTGATGACGCCAATATCATCACTTACAACGCCGTTCTATTCTCTGTCTACGACAACCTAATCGTAGACTCTATGACAGACATTGTAAGCCCATCACCCTTTAAGGTGACTTATCTGGAGGCGGCAGGCGATGGTGCCGCCTCTGGCTTTGGTATGTCTATGTAGTATCTAGCTTTACATTTAGTGAGGGCAATAGTGGAAAGAACACGTAAAATTGGCATTATGGGGTCGGCGCCCAGCAGTGTGTTGCTCGCGCCGTTCGACGATCCGAGTTGGGAACTCTGGGGATGTTCCCCGGGCCTCTATCCTGTCGCTAAGCGGATGAATGTCTGGTTTGAAATCCATAAATGGGAGCCGGGGAAGCCCTGGTTCTCGCCGGAATATATCCAGTATATGGCGAAGTTCAAGGGGCCGGTGTTCACGTTGCAGCAGCAGCCGGAAATCCCCAACTCGCGCCCCTATCCGATTGGCCCAGTGCTAGATTATGTCTATGCGCGCCAGCTGGTGCAGACGTTTGATGGCATGGAGATTGCTGGCGCCGAAGCCGATAAGATCTATATTGGCGATACGCCATATGTCTGGGTGGATCGGCGCTTCGACCGCAGCGATTTCTCCTCAACCATTGCCTGGATGATTGCTCTGGCGATCATGGAGGGGGCAAAGGAAATTGGGTTGTGGGGCGTGGATATGTCCGCAACCGAAGAGTGGTATTTTCAACGCTCTGGTTGTCAAAGCCTGATCGATACAGCTAAGTCTCTCGGCATCAAGATCACCGTGCCGGCGGAATCCGACATCATGCGACCGCCGCCCCTTTATGGCTTTTGCGAAATTGATCCAGCGCATGGCAAATATGTGGTACGCCGCGACGAGCTGATCCGTCGCCGCAACGATGCCATTGTGCGCGGTCAAAGTGCGCAGCGTGAGGTTGATCACCTCAATGGTGCCATCGAGGATCTCGAATATCATCGCTTCACCTGGATCGGCAATCCCTTCCATTTGTCGCAGAATTTCCATACTCGGTCCGGCCCTATCATTTTCAATCCGGCGCCCGTCGCGTCGGAGCCAACGCTGTCCGCAGAGCAGCGGGCAGCCCCGGCCAATGGCGATGACTGGCGCGATCTCGAAGCATCGCTCGCCAGCCCCGCCGTCGGCGTTCACAATGGTCCGGCGGTGTCGATCCCTTCGACGACGCTTGCCGAATTGTCGACTGCGCTGGCGGGACTCGATAATGCCGCGGTGAACGGCGAAGCCCGTCCCTGATGCTCAATCCTGATCTGGCTAAGCGCCTCGCTGGGCTGAACCTCAGCGAGGCCGAGCAGGTCGAGATGAAACGGTTCCTCACCGAGGAATCGGCAAAGTGGACGCCCAATGCCGGGCCGCAGCAGCTCGCGGTCTACAATCCTGCGGACATACTGCTCTGGGGCGGTCAAGCTGGTGGTGGGAAGACAGACCTGCTACTTGGGCTTGCATTTACCCAGCATCAGCGCTCGCTGATCTTGCGCCGCAAATATGCGGATCTGAGCTCAATCATCGAGCGTACCTTCGAGATCAACGGATCGCGCAAGGGATTTAACGGCTCGCCACCGCCGAAATTGCGCACCATGGATGGGCGATTGATCCAGTTCGCCGGCAATCAGTTTGAGGGCGATGAGCAAGACTGGGCCGGTCGGCCGTTCGACCTGAAAGGCATTGATGAGGCGACGCAATTACTTGAATCTCAAGTCAGATTTCACTTAGGGTGGATTCGCTCCGCCGATATTAAACAGCGCTGCCGGGCGGTGCTGGCCTCCAATCCGCCAATCTCGGCCGACGGCGACTGGATCATCGGATTCTTCCGGCCCTGGCTGGATCTGACTCATCCCAATCCCGCTAAGCAGGGCGAGCTGCGCTGGTTCATTACCAACGAAGATGGGCGAGACGAAGAGGTTCCCGGGCCGGAGCCGATTGAGCGCGGCGGTGAAGTCTATCGTCCCAAGTCACGTACCTTCATTCCGGCCAAGCTGTCGGACAATCCCTATCTGGTGCGCACCGACTACCAGTCGACGCTCGATGCCTTGCCGGAGCCGATCCGCTCCGCGGTGCGCGACGGCAATTTCATGGCGGCCCGTGCCGACGATCAGTGGCAGGTGATCCCAATGGCCTGGGTGCTGGCCGCGCAGGCGCGCTGGACGCCAGACGGCCATAAGAGCTTCGCCATGACGGCAATGGCGCTTGATCCGGCCGGTGGTGGCAAGGACGTCGAGGAGGTGTGTTGGCGCCATGGCGGCTGGTTTTCCGAGATTGTCAGCCATCAGGGCAAGGGTACGGAAGGCTCTGGCCAGGCAGTGGTGGAGATCTTCCTGCACCGTGAGGATGGCGCGCCAGTGGTGATTGATGTCGGTGGCGGCTATGGCGGCGCCGCCTGCATGCGGCTCAATGATAATGAAGTCCCTCATGTGAAATTCAATGGTTCGCATGCCGGGTCCGGCCGGGCCGTCGGCACCAGCCAGCCATTCGAGAACCGCCGTGCCGAGGCCTGGTGGCGCATGCGCGAGGCGCTTGACCCCAATCAGAAGGGCGGCTCGGTCATCGCCTTGCCGCCTTGCCCGGAGCTGCGTGCCGATCTGACGGCACCGCGCTATTTGCCCAAGGTGTTGCAGGAGCGCGGTGTCATCCAGGTCGAGCCGAAGGAAGATCTGCGCCGCCGTCTCGGCCGCTCGCCGGGCAAGGGCGATGTGGTGGTGATGTGCCTGTCGGCCGGCGCCTCGGTGATCAAGAAGGTGGTGCTTGAAGGTGGGCACGGCGAGCTGGTGAAATTCGCCAGGAGCCGATCGACGGGGCCGCTGGCCCGTTATCGCAGCCACCGGCGGGCTTGAACGATGCAACTTAAACATTTTAACTGAAGGAGATACAACCTTGGGTGGTCTACTCGGAGGGGCGAAGGTTCCTAAGCAGCAGCCGCCGGTCAGGATGCCGGTGCCCGATGACAATCAGGCCAAGGAGGCGGCGCAGCGCAAGCAGCAGGAATTGCTGGCGGCACGTGGCCGTCAGTCGACTGACCTATCCGGCGAAAACGACAAGCTGGGGCAATAGCATGGGTGGTCTCTTTGGCGGTGGCGGCAAGAAGCCACCGAGCAAGCCGGCTTCGACGACATCGACGCCGGCGCCGGCCGCAAACAGTGCGGACAAGCTTGCCACATCGGGCAAGCCCGGCGGCAACATGCCGTTCGGGCGGCAGAAATCGGTGACCGACCTCGCCACGGAGCAGGAAGGGGGCACATCCCTTGGCGGCTAGCCCCACGGACAAATACAAGGCCAGGCGGGCGAAATCGCAGGTCGATCTCGGCAACAAGCTCTTCACCAAGAAGCGCGGCATCGACAGCCTCAATCAGGACATCGCAGAGCAGTTCTGCCCGGATCTGGCCTCCTTCAACAGAGAGCTGGAGCTTGGCGAGGACTTCATGATGGATGTCATGGACAGCGTGCCGATCCAGGTCAGCCGCGAATGCTCCAATGCCGTCGGCGCCAATCTGCGACCGCAGGACCAGCTGTGGTTCCGCTCCACCACCATGGATGATGATGCCGACGCGGTGGAGGAGAACGCGCGCGGCCTGGAGAGTATCACCAAGCAGATGTGGCGCGGCATCTATCATCCGCGTGCCCAGCTGATCACCGCCACCAAGGAGGCGGACCGCTTCTATGTGAATTTCGGCCAGGCCGTCATCGGCGCCAATGAGGCGCCGACCCGCGATCATCTGCTGTTCAAGAACTATCACATCAAGGACTGCGCCTGGCTGGAGAACGATATCGGCGAGGTTGACCAGATGCACCGCCGGCAGAAAATGTCGGCGCGTGCCATGGTGATGCGGTTCGGCGATAAGGTGCATGACAGCATCAAGAAATGCGCCACCAAGGATCCGGAAAAGGAATTCGAGGTTCGCGTCATCACCATGCCGTCCGAGGAATATGACGACATGGTCGACGCCAAGGGGGCGAAGCGCAAGCTGCCCTTCGTCATGGTGCATATCGACGTCGAGCATGACCGGGTGCTGCGCGAGGGCGGACTGGTCGCCTTCAACTACATCGTGCCGCGCTGGCATCGCTTCGCCGGTTCGCAATACGCGTTCTCTCCCGCCGCGCTGACGGCGCTCCCTGATGCGCGCATGGCGCAGATGCTGTCGCAGATCCTGCTCGATGCCGGCGAGAAGGCGGTCGACCCGCCCATCGTCGCCAAGCAGGAGATCGTCATTGGCGAGCCCAACATTATGGCGGGCGGCATCACCTGGGTCGACATCGAGCACGACAAGAAGCTGCGCGATGCCATCGAGGCGATGCAGATCAATGTCGATATGCGGGTCGGCGTGGAGATGCGCAAGGATGTGCGCGAGCTGCTGTCCCGGGCCTTTTATCTTGACCGCATTCAGCTGCCCGAAGTTGCCGACCGCACCACCGCTTTCGAGATTGCCCGGCGCCTTGAGCAGCATGCCCGCAATCTACTGCCGCTGTTCGAGCCCATTCAGATCGACTACAATACCCGGCTGCTCGACACCGCCTTTGCCTTTCTGCAGAATATGAAGAAGATCGATTGGAGCAAGACCCCAAGCGGTCTTGCCAACACCGATTTTACCTGGGCGTTCGAATCACCGATCCAGCAGGCGCGCTACCGCGTCATGGTCGAGCAGTTCCGCGACACGCTGCAGGTCGTGGCGGCTGCCAAGCAGATGGGCCTCAATGCTTCGCCGATCCATCTTGACATTGCCACCCGCGATGCGGTGCGTGGCATCGATGGCCCGGCCACCTGGCGTAAGACCCAGGATGAGCAGGCGCAAGAGGCGCAGGAGAATGCACAAAAGCAGCAGATGGCCGAGGCGATCGGCGCCTTGCATCAGGCCGGCGAGGCTGGCGCCAAGGTTGGCGATGCCGGCCAGAAGCTCGGTCTCATTCCCAAGGGCGGCCCGATCGCGCCGAATGCCGAACAGGCCGTTCCGTCGGATTACGCGGTTCCCGCTTCCTACGACACCCAATCCCCTCACAACGCCATGCGCGCGCTCGATGATGCGATGCGCCAGCTTGGCGGCGGAACTGGAGCCGAACCCTCGCCGGCGCCAGGCCCTGGGGCGCCCGGCTCTCCCTCGGTCGGAATAGCTGTGCCCCAGGGCAATTATAACGACACGGTCGCCATGCAGCGCAACATCCTTGCCAAGCTCGGCGAGCTTGAGCAGGCGCTGAAGGCTCCGCGTCAGATCAGCATCAATCGCGACAAGGGCGGCCGGATTACCGGCGCCAGCGCCGGCGGAGGCAAGCATGGCGGACGAAAAGCAGCCTGATCTGCCGGAGCTGTCCGAGCTGATCATGCTGCAGCGGCGCACGCTGTCGGCACTCGACAACCTGGTCGACATCGTCACGGCACCGCGCCGGATCGAAATTCAGCGAGACGGCAAGGGCAATATCACCGGAGCGGTCAGCATGGCCGCCGATCAGCAACTCTCGGATTCAGGAGATTAATCCGTGGCAGGAAAATCAGATAGTTTCGAATCGCAGCTGCTCGGGCTCATCTTTACGGGAGCGTCGATATCGCAGCTGGCCATCAATGCAAGCTCGTCGCCGCTGACGGCGCTCTGGTTCGGCCTGCACACGTCCGATCCAGGCGACAGTGGCACGCAGGGCACCAATGAGACGGCCTATACCGGCTACACCCGTATCGCGGTGACCCGTACCACCAATGGCTTCATCGTCTCATCTAACAGCGGCAATGTCTCGCCGGCGGCCTCGGTTACCTTCCCGCAGGCGACGTCGACTTCGACCGGTACGCTGACCCATTTCAGTATTGGGATGACCTCGGCCTCGACCAGCGGAGAGATTCTCTATGCGGGCTCAATCAGCCCGACCATAAATTTCGGCCAGAATGTCACCCCGTCGTTGACTAGTGCGAGTTCGTTCACCGAGGATTGATCCTTGTACGGATTAAGTGGGTCGATTCGAGCGGACTGAGCCATGGGCCAAAAGAGCCTGAGCTTTGATAGGCAGCTGTTGGAGCTGATCTTCACGGCAAAACCGATCGCGCAATTGGCGGATGATGCTGCCTCAGCGCCATCGACCAGATTGTGGATCGGGCTCCATACGGCGGACCCCGGAGATGCGGGCACGCAGGGCACCAATGAGGTCAGCTATGCCGGCTACACCAGAATGTCCGTCGACAGGTCGACAAATGGCTTCATCCTTACGACCGATGTTTCGCAAGTGTTTGTCGTTCTCGCATCAGGGATTACCTTTCCAAAGGTCGATTCGACGTCGACCGGAACGCTGACGCATGCGAGCATCGGCCTCAGCCAGTCTTCGAGCAATGGGGGGATCCTCTATTCCGGCGATTTGCTTACGGCCATCGACTTCTCGCAGGGGGTCGCCGCCGTCTTGACCACGGATAGTTTCGCCATTGAGCAATAGGCGGGCAGCGTAATGGCATCGGTCAGCTTTACCGATTTCGACAGCAATGGATCATCTGCGTCAAGCTATTCATTTACCTGCACCATAGGGTCAGGCGACGGCACGAGAACGGTGTTCGTGCTCGTGGAGGTTCGCCAGACCACTGGCAATAACGTCACCATCTCCAGTGTCACCGCCGACGGCACGGCGATGACGGAGGTGATTCAGGTCACCACCAATAGCCCGTCAAACGGCTCGCAGGCGGTTGGCATCTTCAAGATCTCTGCCGCCTCGCTGACATCGCCGACCGAGACCAGTATGAGCGTGGTGGTGACGCCGTCGGCGACAGCTCGCCGGGCTGCCTGCGCCACGGCGGTGACGGCGGATTCTATTGATACGACGGCCTTTTCCACGGCGACGGCTAGCGATGCCACGGCGCCATCGCCGCCCAAGACCTTCGATGTCAGCCTGAACACGCCGGCCAGCGGCTTCGTGCTGGCCATTGTCGGCGCCACACAGCTGACTGGGTCTGGCGGTGGTTTCGATTGGACCGGCCTCACCGAGAATAACGACACCAACGCCATCGATCCGACCATCATTTCGACGGCGAGCGCATCGAATGTCTCGGCGCAGACGCCGCGAACGGTTACGGTGGCGACGAATGCCTCATGGCCGAGCGCCGTGGTGGCCGGCGGAGTGGCGGCGGCAAGTTTTGCGCCGCACACGGCATCGAGCGCCGACGCTGCCTCAGATGGAGCAGCCACCGCCACGGCGGCTGGTGCTGCCAGAATTGCGGCCGTTGCCTCGGCTGCCGGCAGCTCTGCCAATACCGCTGACGGCTCCGCCCTGGTTTCGACGTCCTTTTTGATGGACGGGGCCGGCGATGCCACGGCGGCTGGCGTTGGGACCATCAGTGCCAATGCCTCCTCGGCCGGCACATCGACGGCGACCGCGGTCGGAAGCTTCGTCATTGGATTGACGACGGCGGTTGCCTCTTCGGCCGGCACATCGGCGGCAACGGCTGTCGGCCGATCGGCCGTCTCGGCTGCCGCGCTTGCTGCAGGGGCTGCAGATCTGTTCGCTGTTGGTGCCGGCGGCATCGACATCACGGCAATCGTGACGCCGCCCGGTCGCGGCGGTCTGGGTGGCTCCTGGCCGATCGGTGAGGATGAATGGCCGGGTGTACGTCAGCAGAAACGCCGGCGGCGTAAGCGCAAAACGCATCTCATCCGCACAGGCGTATGGCCGGATGAAACGCCGCCGCAGGCAGCAGAGCGCCCGCAAGCCGTGCCGGATAAGGAAATTGATTTCAATCAGCTGGCTGACGATGTGGCGATCGACGCCAGCAATGAAGAAGAGGCGGCGCTGGTGGCAATCCTGGCGCTTGCTGCTTAGAGGAAAATCCATGAGTTCAGAGACTTTCTGGCTGCCCAAGGCCCTGCCCTGGGACGCGCCGGATCATGATGAGACAACGCTTTACGCCATCCGCGCCCTGGCGGCGGGGACCGCCAATGAGGGGCAGCAGAGACGGGCCTGGGCCTACATTCTCTACGTTTCCGGCATCGATGACATGGAGTTCCGCCCTGAGGATAAGGGCGGAGAGCGGGCCAGCGCCTTTGCCGGAGGCAAGCGCTTTGTCGGCCGGATGCTGCAGAAGCTGCTGCTGCCGATCATGACGCCGAAACCGCCGGCCGATCCGGCGCCGTCACGCCGGCGCCCTGGCCAGAGAAAGGGACGCAAATCCACATGAACCATTACGGAGATATGCCCATGGCATCGAATGGAAAAATGACGGCCGAGGAGAAAAAGCGCCAGGCTGAGTACCAGGCCGAATGTGATTTGAGCACGCTGATGGAGGCTGAGAGGGTCAAGCGCGATGGCGGCCGGATGAAGGCGGCTATGGCGATGCGGAAGAAGAAAATGGAAGCGCTCGACCAGATTGCTGGCTGAGCGGCGAGTGAAGCGAGGGTTTTATGCCGAACGACGGAATCATGACACAAAAGGATTTGCAGCTGCTCGATCATCTCGACGATGAGGGCAATGAGAAGAAGCCGGCCGCCGAGGTCGATAAGGGTGGTGGCGGCAAGGTCGCCGACGAAGCCGGTGGCGACAAGAAATCGGATGAGGAGAGCGGTAAGCGCGAGAAGTCCTACAAGGACAATGACCGCGGTGGCCTCTTCGATAACCTCGACGATGACGAGGGCGAGGATGGCAAGGACGGCGGCGATAGGGCGGCCGACAAATCCAAGGGCAAGGCCGATGATAAGCCGGCCGACAAGGCTGCCGACAAATCCGATGACAAGGGCAGCAAAAAGGAAGACGAGAGGCCGGCCGACAAGGATGAAAAAAAGCCCGACGATGGCGATGACAAGGCGTGGCGCGAGGAGCTCGCCGACCGCCTGCTCAAAGGACAGGAGGACAAGCTTACTGCAGCCAAGCTGGCCAAGGCCCGTGCCTCTATCCTTAATGATTTGGCTCGTTTCAAAACGCGCCTGGAATATGATGCGGCCGGCTTTCATGCCAGGCAGCGCATTCGCTCCGGCGAGTTGCGCAGTCCCAGGCCGCAAACCGAAGATGCGGCCGAGCTTGCGGCCTGGCGCAAGGCCAATGATATTCCGGAGAAGCACGATGCCTATGTGCTCCCCGAGGTCAAGGGGCACGATTGGACGAAGGAAACCTCTATCGACATCGTGCTTGGAGCCGCGCATGAAGCCGACGTCACCCAGAAGCAGATCGACCATCTTGCCAAAGCCCTTGTCGATCACGGCAAGGCCGTCGAGCAGGACATGGAAGAGAAGATGCTTCGGCAGGACCGGGAGGATCGCGATGCCGTCGATGATGACATCCGCGTCCGTCATGGTCTCGGCGAGTTCAAGGCGCAAAAGGCGGTGCTGCAGC